TAAAAAATTCAAAGAAAAGGTGGAATTTACGAAAGATTTGAAAAAATTCTTCCTATATATCGATGATTACAATTCATATGATCTAAAACACGAAGAAACCAAGTATCTCAATGCTCTTTATCGTAAATCTGGTGGAAATCGCTTTATTAATTTTGTAAATCGCTTCTGGAACGGGTTTGACGGGTTCACTACCACAGAAGTTAAGCTTGCTGAAGGTTTTTTCAAGGAATTAGAAAAAGAATTGGAGCAAATTCAACTATTCACAGGAGAATGGGAAGGATTTAAGGTCATTTCCACGATTTCTAAGTTCTCCGTGAATGAATTGAGCCATTCCATTATGGAAAATTATAAAGGAGACGCTGTAATTGTAATGAACCCTGATACAAAATTCGTTTCTTTTAGAAAATGTAAAGGATCGGAGGTTGACATTGCTAAAATGGCTGCTAATCTGTGTGACGGTGGTGACGGTGGTGGCGGCGAATGGGCATCAGGAGGTAAAATCACCAAAGAATTTTTGAAATTCAGCGAAACACTTACAGAATTATGAGCTTTGATCCATCATCAGAAATTGTGGAAGAGGAAACAAATCACCTCTTTCTATGCTATTGTTCCTTTATAAATCATCTTAAAGGAAAAAAATTATCCATTCAGAATGTTTTCGTGACTACTCTCCAAGAGGAAAGGCTAAAAACAATTTTGAAAACCATTTTATCTCTTGACTCTGACCAAGAACTTGTTAAAGTGTTTCTAGATTATGATCCTACTATTTCACGTAGTAAGTTCATCACGAAATACATTAATTCAGAGCAGAAAAAGAGAAAGAAATGAAAAAACCAGAGGATATAATTAATTTTGGGAAATATAAAGGTAAATCTTTTGATGAGATTGCTGATATTGAACCATCTTATATTTTATGGCTATCTGAACATGTTGATGGTATCAATTTTAATAAAAGATGGTTGGAATCTGTTGAATGGGATATTCGTGATATGACAGAAGACGCTTACATGGATGCGTTCATGAGTTATAATGATAGATATTAAATGATTGATATGACAGACTTTCAAAAGAGAATTTACAATTCTCATCTCGCCATCTCCCGCAAGATGCGTGACAAACCATTTCGGATTCGTAAGGATTTCTCCGACATGGATCAAACCAAGCTAGATCGTCTCGCTTCTCTGGAAAGATTTTTCAATAGTTATCAAAATATTAAAATTGATGATTATTTCGCTGCCCCTTACGTTATTTTTGAGGATGATGACTATTTTGATTTGGATTTTTACTTGACTTCCAAAGCAAAGAAGGCATACTCTCAATACATGAAGAAAATTGAGATGGATGATCCTGATTCGGAAAGTTCTCTCAATCGATTGGTGGATAGTCTTAAATTTGTCAAAAATTTCTGCAAAGAAAAAAACTTGACTTTGAAAGAATATCCATTATATATTGAAGACGCTCTACCGAACATGATTGACCATCTGAAGAACCATCATATAAATATGTATGCGCTTCATGCTTTAGGTGTTACAAAAATCGAGGTAGAGAATCGGATTCTGGATTTTATTTTCTCAGACTTTTGGATTACGTTTCAAAAAACGAAAAACAAATTCTATCTGAGCAGGAAGATGCGGGATTTCTCAAAAAAAGCAATTGACAAAATAACAAATCAACTACAATAACTAAACAACAATATGGCAACAAAAACAAAAAGCAAATTCGGTGCTGCAATGTTCGATTCGATCAAAGCAGCTTTAAACAAGGGTAATGAATCATCTGGTGGACAATTCTCAAATATTATGAGTTTTCCTGCTGGCAATACATACACTCTGCGTCTGATCCCTAATGTGGAGAATCCTGAAAAGAGTCTCTTCCATCATTGGGTGAATGGTTGGAATAGCAAAGCAACAGGTTCTTATATGAGCTACATTGGTCTTCAAACTTTTGGTGATCGTGATCCAATCTCTGAACTTCGTTGGAAACTTTGGAAAAGCTGGAAAGAAGCTAATCCTAAAGCTGAGAACAAAGAATACAAAGCAGAAATTGCTCAGAAAGAGCAGTGGCTTGTGAATGTTTACGTGATCAATGATCCTGCTAAACCAGAAAACAATGGCACTACGAGGATTCTTCGTATGGGTCCACAAATTAAGAAAATCATTGATGATGCCACCGAAGGGGAGCGTTCCGATGAACTTGGATGGGACATTTTCGACCCGACTAAAGGACATGATTTCAAGATCGTTGCTGAGAAGAAAGGTGAATACACCACATTCGAATCTTCGTTCATCACTACCAAGTCCAAGACTGTTTTGGATGAGGAAGAGATTGATAAGATTTGTGAGTCTCTTCATGATCTTGAAGCAGTTTATCCCGTGAAGACTTACGATGAGCTTCAAGAAGTTCTGAACGAACACTTCTTCGTTGGTGCAGAGAAAGAAGAGCGCAAGCCTCTAAAACAAGCCAAAAAAGAAGTAGTAATCGATGAAGATGAAGATGAAGATGACATTCCCATGGTTCATGTAAAGTCGAAAGCGACATCGACCCCAAAAAAGAAAGTAGTTGAAGATGACGATGATGAAATTGACGATCTTCTTGCTGGATTAGATGACTAACCCTACTAACCCTCTCCATCAATCGGTGGGGAGGGTTTCCCTTTAATAAATTATGAATAACATTCCCGAAGAAATTGAAGCAATGGCATTTTTGATTGGTCAATCCAATCAGATTGACCAAATGATGGTTGATAGACCATCAACACTTATCACATCAGCACAGACTCTGAAAAATGGTATGAACGAGTATATCCAAACGCAAAGACAACAAGCTCCTCGCCCTGTTCAGCATCAACAAGTCCATCAACCCCCAATTGTTAATTTACCACCCCAACAATTACCTCAAGTTCCCCAGTATGCACCAATGCCACAAAAAGTGGATGATGGGCAATTGGAATTGAATTTGGAGCCGACTAAAGTGGAAGAAATTATTATTTTGTTGAAAGAAATTTCCAATAAGTTGACAAAGCAAAATAATCTGATAGAAAAGACGTATGCAAATCAATCTAAACAGAAAACCGTTTCAGAACCTATTGTTAAGCTTGTCGCAAATAAGTGACACATGTGTTCTAGAAATGACAGATGATGGCATACATGGGATTTCCTCTAGTGAGGATAACTCCATGTATGCTCATGCATATCTAAGAGGTGATTTTGAAGAAAAGAATTTAAATCTACCTTCTTTGAAGAAACTTTCCAAAGCATTAGACATGGTATCATCTGATACTGTAAAGCTAAAGTTGAACGGAAACCATTTGGAGTATAAAGATAAGCAAATCAAATTCAAATATCATCTCCATGAAGAAGGAGTCATCACTAGACCCAAGTTATCTCTGGAAAAGATTCGTAATTTTGAATATAACATCGAATTTGAGTTGGACTTTGATTTCCTTTCCAATATTCTTCAAAAATCTTCCATCACAAACACCAAGAAATTATATATTTTCACAGAAGATGGTAATTTGGTGTGGAAAGTTGGAGACGAAACCGTTCCAAACAGTGATACTCTGAGTATTGTAGGGGATGAAGTTGAATTTGAACTCAATCCTTTCATTCTAAAGATTGACAATTTGAAATTATTGTCTAAAGTATCGAAGACTGGTAATGTATTCAAAATCAATTCCAAGTTGGGAGTTGGTTGTATCGTCACGAAGAGTGGTGATTTTGAAATGGAATATATTTTTAGCTCACTGAAGAATTAATTATGGACGAAGAAACAAAATTACAAATAGAGGATGCGAGAGCAAATATTCAAGCTCTTGAATATCAACAAAAAGAAATTTACAACAATATCAAGAACTTGGTGAACCCTGATATTGAAGATTATTTATGGGACTACTGTTTCAATTGTGAAATTGGTGACAGATCGGAATTTATCACAAGAACAAAAGAAATTATTTATGGCGATTAACGAAATTACAGGAAAAGTCATTAAAACATCTCCTCAGAATTCTGCATATTCTGAAGGATGGGAAAAAGTCTTCGCTAAGAAATCTGCAAACGAATGGCTCAAGACGATGCCAGATGTTCAGATGATGGACCCTGATGGTTGGAGACAGAATGATGGTGTCGATATGGACACCCCAATCAAATGGTCTGATTTCCAAAAAAGATTAAACATTTCAACAATACTTTGTAAAATTCCTAATGTATAACTTATTCTTAGACGATATTAGAACCCCGAAAGAAGCATTTCTTTATAGGGAAGGAAAAACGTTGTGTGGATACTCTGATATTCCCAATGGTTGTTGGGAAATTGTTAGAAATTATGAAGACTTTGTAAAAATCCTCAACGAAAAGGGGTTGCCACGAGCAGTTTCTTTCGATTGTGACTTATGTGAAGACCACATGGTTCATTACATGAAAGAAACAACACGGTCTGAAATTTACGAATGGGAAAATTTTGATACCAAATGTGGTATCCACTGTGCCAATTACCTTAAATCATTATTAAAAGGTGGGGAAAATATTAAAATCTATGTCCACACCGCAAATCAAGTAGGAAGACAAATCATTAAACAAATATTATCATGCTAAATAAAATTTTCATAGATCTTGACGAGACATTAATATCGGGATCACCATCATCACGAAATCCAATCGATTGTGATTTTACTATCGCATTAGAATACAGCGGTGTTTACGACATCAAAGTTCGACCATCAGCACTCGATGTCATTAAATTGGCACGTAGCTATGTTGGATTGGAAAACGTGTATATATTGACAATTGCGTCTAGAGATTACGCGACAAAAGTATCAACATCAGCTTGTTTTGACTTTCCTCCTGAAAATATAATCCCCAGAGAGGATATTCACCAAGCAACATTTAAGACAGCATACGATGGTAGAAATTATGGGACTAATACTAAAATATTACATTCTGATAATGTTTTGATCGATAATCTTCCTTCTAGATTGAATGAACAAAAAATGATTTATATTGGTATTAAACCTGATCGTTATCTTAATATTACATCTTATTACGGGACGAATTTTGAGAATGACAATTTCTACTCATCAGTAGAAGAATTTCTCTTGCAAAAATCAAAATAACAGTAAATATTTCTATGAAGAATAATATTACCACACAGGGTTATTTTGTTAAAAGATTGAGAGATTCTGGTTTCGTCGTGGTTAAATTATTTGATCAATATGGTCAACACGATCCTCGTAAATGGTCTGTGATGGTAGATCCAAGTAATACATCTGTAATGATTACTTGTTATCAAAATAAAGAGTTCAAAGGTGATATTTTATTCGAGATTAATGACGGTGGAAACCGTTTTATTAAAAATTTCAACCTCAAAACACAAAGTATGGAGATTATTATCACCATTTTGATTGAAAAGGGCATTGGACAGATCGAAGAAAATTCAGTCTATAAAAAAGACTAAATAATATTATGAAAAAGGGAGATGAACCCCCTGATGAGGTATTTGTTGATGAAAGAGTATTGGAAATTCTTAGAGAATCTTTAAAACAAAAACTCAAAAGAGATAGAAAAGGTAGTAAAAGCGTAATTAAAAGTGCTTTAAAGGCTACAATGCAAGAATTTTTAACATGCGGTAAACTCATTGGTTATGATTTAGATGGAAATGTTGTGGAAATCTCATTTCATTCTAATAAATTAGAAGATAACGCCATGCAGAATCTCTTTATCCAAAAATTTGGAGAGTTTATGACTAATAGAATGAGCATAACAGATGATATTTAATTTTTTAAAACCAAAAATAAAAAAAGGCGATGTTTATGCTGTTCAAGCAGGGGACTTCGTTGGTCAATTCTTTAATTTTATTAAAAAAGATGGCGATGAATACGTTTTTCTTTCCACACCATCGATGGAAATTCGAAGAGTCCCAAAAGAAAAATTTGACTTTGCACAAGAACAAGGTATCATCGAATACATTGAAACTCTTCCAAGAAATATCTTCCAAGTTATCAAAGCGGAATACCAACATCAATCAAAGAAGATTGGTGGAAGTTCCAAGTGATTACGTAGTATCCAAATTTTACGAATTCGGGTATAAAGTAAGTCATAATACTCATGGGAACACGTATAATTGTTGTTGCCCTATTTGTAGGGAGGGAAAAAGCTGGGGTCATAAGAAGAGATGCTTCTACATTCCAGAAAATGATAACATTTTTTGCCATAATTGTGGATGGTCATCTAAACCCTATAAATGGATCAAGGAAGTTTCGGGAATGTCATTCAATCAGATAGTCGATGAGATTGAAAAGGGTAATTTCGGCATGATAAATGTGATGGATTTAGAAGAAAAAGAAGAAAAACCAAAGACTACATCGTCTTTACCAGTGGATAGTATTAATTTATCTGATAAAAATCAGACAGATTACTACAAGAATAATAAGATTGTCAAAAAAGCCTTGGATTATATCAAGGAGAGACGATTGAATAAGGCTGTAAACCGTCCTGATGCATTCTATTTGTCGTTGAAAGACCGTGTGCATAATAATCGTCTAGTGATACCATTCAAAGACGAGTCAGGTAAGATAATCTATTACCAATCCAGAAGGATTTTGGATGATGAATCTCCAAGTTACTTGTCAAAAGACGGTGGAGATAAAAGTGTCTTCGGTATCGAGCGAGTATCGTCTGACTTAGATAAGGTGTTTATCATTGAAGGACCGTTAGATGCTTGTTTCGTAAAAAACGGATTAGGTATTGGAGGTATTACTAAAGGTGAACAATTGTTTACTTTTAGTCAACAAGAACAAATGGATGGTTTAAAATTCTTTGAGAGAATTTGGGTGCTTGATAGTCAATGGATTGACAAGACTGCACGAGAAAAGACTTTAAAGCTCATTGAGATGGGGGAGAAAGTCTTTATATGGTCTGAATACGATGGGAAACGATTCAAAGACATAAATGCCGTATGTATGGCTTATGAAATGGATGAATACCCAACAGATTTGATTCTGAAGAACACCTATAAAGGGTTAGCAGCAACAGTGAAGATGAAAATGATCAAATGATCAATTATTTATTCGCGTTTTTTAGCAACAGACATGTCAATCGCATTAGCGAATTCACTAATATTATTTAGAATTCTTTCGATTGATCCTAACTCACTCGTCAAATCTCCAATAATGGTGTTATTACGTGATTGTGAAATGGATGCCAAAACAGTATCTCTCAGATAACTATCGATTTTTTCTAGATTTGCTTTCCACGTATCAACAGTGGAAATCATTTGCTGATTTTGAGAATCTCCACCATCATCCATACTATTCATAACATTTGGATCTGCTTCTGTATCCACACCATACTCATCAAGATTAATTCCATCATCTAATTGTCCAGCGGCAGCAGCTTCTTCAGCAGCAGGATCGAAATCGAGTTCAGGTGCTTCTTGTAGTAATTTAAGGAATTTGGCTTGAAATTTGTTTCGCATATTATTATTTAGCTTAAATGATTAAATAATCTATGTATGGCTGCTTCAAATTCTCCTTATTCTACTGCAATTGCCTCTGGTGCTATTGATCTTGATTTCAAAAATCCTCTAAATCCTTCTGAACAGATGAGAAAATATAAAACGGATGAGAAAATGGCGCAATCACCAGACACTCTCCCATATGAATTTGAAGGACTGCCTCAATATTTAGCTAATATCCAAGACAGTGCATTTCAAGCGTCTTCCAAATTGGAAAATATCATTAAAATGGAAAAATATCAAAAAAATGGTGATCTAATTAAGCTGAAAGGTAATCTGGAGAAGATCATGATGTATTTGATGAAAAATGGTGATAAGATATTGTCGAATTATACTATTGGTAATAATTAAAAACTAGAGTATAATCGGGGCATGTTTGAAATACCCGATAAACAAAATTTAAAATTTATTACAGAATACAAACCTCTCGATCAATTAGAGATTTTGCGAGATATTGGTAATCGAATTTACATCGCAAGACATATTTCTTTGTCGGAAGAACAAATGCGAGAAAATTTAGAAAAAATTGATATGTTGTTTAATTGTAGGGAGAATTTTAATTAATATGAGCAAGAAAAATAAAAATAAAAACCAACAGAAGTGGCTAACTGACAATCTAAAAGGTGAATGGATAGATAAAGACTCAATCATCGAAATTGTTCTTTTTGATTCCTTGATTCACTATGTGGAAAAAGAAGACGGGCTTAATGACACTTGCT